GTCGATATTGCAGAAGGAGTAGGTATGGATGCTTCTGTTATTCAAATATTAGATATTACTGATTTAGCACAAATTAAACAAGTAGCAGTATATCATAATAATAATATCGCACCTCTTGAATTTACAAATAAACTTTATAGCATTCTACGCAATTGGGGAAGTCCTATTGCTTTAATAGAGCGTAATAACTGCGGTGCTCAAGTAGTTGATAGATTAGTATTTGATATGGGATATGAAAAGGTGGTATCATATGGAGCTAAAGTCGCTGGTAGAAATAGAGCGCAGATGGGAATGATTGCGCATACTAATACCAAATATAAAGGTATTCTTAATATGCGATACTTTCTTAATGAAGTAAAGTGTATTGAATTTAATGATTTAGATACATTAAAGGAATTAAAGGACTTTGTAAGACACTCTAACGGTACCTGGAAAGCTCGCGGAGTAGCTCATGATGATAGAGTAATGTCTTTAATGTATGCTCTTTATATATTAGAAAGAGAGTTAACAGAAAGATTTTTTGAAATCATAGAGTTAGATGAAAGAGGTAAACCAAAAGATATTAAGCCAATGGATTTTGGTGTGTCATTATTTGAAAAACCTACTTCTATATATTTAGATAATGAAATTACAAGTATTGGAGGCAGCACAACACAAGCTGTAGTATTTGGTATGGATGATGATAGAGAAGGAGATGATTTGTTTAATTTACAAAGCAATGGTTGGAGTTTGTTATAAATATTAATATGTCGGCGAATACTTACAAACAATCTTCTCTCAATAAATCAAGAGCTGATAAATTTAAGCTGGTATTTCAAGTACCAGCAGCTCTACGTAAAATAAACAAAAGACAAGAAAGATCCAATAGTAATATAATAGAAAACTCATTACAATTTGCTATATATGGAACCGTAGTACCAGAAATAACAGTACCTGCATTAGAAATTAGATATGCCGGAAGTACTTTATATAATTCTTCTCATTCTAAGAATCCATTTCCACCTGTAACAGTTAATTTTACAATAGATAATGAATATAATAACTACTGGGTCATTTATAAGTGGTTAGAGCTATTACATGATCAAAAGACAGGATTATTTGATCAAACTTCTCTAATTGATGATGGTATTTTTGCTGATTATCAAACTGATATCTCTATTTTTGGATTAGATGAATTTGATAATCAACGAATAAAATTTAAATATGTAAAAGCATTTCCAACTACATTAGGTGGTGTTACATATAACTACCGTGATGGTGGTGAAATTGAATCATCCTTTACTTTTGTATATTCTCAGTTGCATACAGAACTTTTAGCATTGTAATTTCATAAAAGTAAAAAATTTATTATAAATAATAGTATGGCTAAACGTACTATTCAATCACCTGGTGTTGAAATTAATGAAATAGATTTATCACTACGACTCCCTTCTCCTGCTGGCACAACCATTTATATGACCGGATTTGCCGATCAAGGACCAACAGATGAAGTTGTAGGAGTATCTAGTTTTTCTGAATTTGAACAAATCTATGGCACTCCTAAAACTCCTGCTGAGCGTTATTTTTATTATACTGTTAAAGCAGCATTTAACTCAACTGGCCAAATATTAGTTAATCGGTTACCTTATGGTACAAGTTCAGGTGAAGGTTTTGGGTCTAGTATAGCTCTATTAGCTTTCCCGGCTGCAACAGTAACGCAAACAGTGTCAAGTCCTACGACTGGTGAATATGGATTTAATAATAGTACTTCTTTTGATACAAGTTCTGTTGCAGGTTTATCTTCAACCGCTTATTTTATTGGTGCACCTACTCAGTTTAATATAACTAAGGCTGAGTATTTAAGTCTTTTAAACGGTACTCTATTTACATGGAGTTCGACTTGTTCTTCTAATACTGCTCCAAGTGTCGGCGCATTTGCATCCATAAGTGCTCTAGGTAATGCTGCCTTTATTATTATAAATAAAGCTCAGACTATTATTGACAATAGATATACAGGTTATTATACAGCATTAGCTGATAATACAAACATTAACCCTGCGAGTAATTATGATGGTACGCTTAACGCTTATACAGTTACTCTGTCTGCTCCTAGCGCAGGATTGAGAGTTAATAGCTTAACTAAGATACCCTCTACAAGATTATTATTTGGATTATCTGCAACACCAGCTGGAGGAGCTAATCCTGCAGTAGGCTCTATATCCCAGGTAATGGAGGAAAAAATAGTAGGTTATAATATAAGTACCCGTGAATTTGATGATACTCTTAATTTAGGAATATTTAAATTCAGGCAGTCAGTTTTCTCTCCAGATGCTAATCAACTTGACTATGTATTAGAAGAAGGCTTTAACGGATCAATTGGAGCTAGTCGACAAATAAATAGTGCAACAGGAGGTACACCTATTAACTTCTTCATCGGTAATGCAGGTGATAAATCACGCAATGTTGATATATTAGTTAATCCATATATGTCGGATGTATTTACTGGTGTTCAGCTAAACCCTGATGGTTCTCCTAAGAAGAAAGTACGTGTTATATCTAATCAACTTTATAATACAATACTAAATGCTACCGGCTCGTCAACTGAATTAGCTACATATACTATTGCAGGAGCATCTTCAGCGGTTTGGTCCTCTATATCAAGCTTTGGTTATGCTGATTCATTATATCCGATGGGTGCATATGCTCAACCTAGTATTAAACAAAAAATTATTGGCAATATTCCTGATAAAATTGACAGGGCTTTAAGTCGGATTCGTAATCCTGATTTATTTAATATTGATATTATTGCTGAAGGTGGATTAGGTACTATAAACACTTATATTCAGACTCAGACAAACTTAGCTCTTTCAGCTTATTTTGATGATTTACAAACAACTGCTGGTATAACAGCTCTTGGAGTTTCAGGTGAATTAACAAACTCTGCAGCTCGCGATGCTTATCAAACTATCTTTAGCCAATTTGCTACATTTGCTGGACCTGTAAAAGATGGTGGTCGTGGTGATTTAATATTTATTGCTGATCCAATTAGACAAACCCTTGTAACTGGTAAAGATAATAAAACTATAAATGATCCAAGTAAGAATTTCTCCACTAATATATATTGGGCGTTAAGAAATCAATTTAGCTTAGCTAATACTTCATATGCTACTACATATGCAAATTACTTAAAGGTATTTGATAGCTATAGTGGTACTAATGTATATGTACCTTCTTCAGGTTATGCTGCTGCTAAAATGGTAGCAACTGATGTTGAAGTTGGACCATGGGGTGCACCTGCTGGCTTTAATAGAGGTATTATTACTGATGCTATTGACGTAGCGTTTTCTCCTAATCAACGTCAACGGGATGACTTATATACAATAAGTCTTAATCCTATTACAACTTTCCCTGATCAAGGTATAGTTGTTTTCGGGCAGAAGACATTGCTTAAAAAGCCAAGCGCCTTTGATAGAATTAATGTTCGTCGTAACTTCTTATATCTTGAAAAAGCTACTAAGTCAGTAATGAAGTTCTTCTTGTTTGAAAACAATACGCTCTTTACTAGAACTCGTGTTGTTAATACTTTAACTCCTTTCTTTGAAAGAGTTAAAGCTGCAGGTGGGTTGTATGATTATCTTATCGTCTGCGATGAGAGAAATAATACTGCTGAAGTAATTGATAATAACGAGCTTGTAGTCGATATTTACTTGAAACCTGTTAGAACAGTAGAGTTCATACAAGTTAACTTCTACGCTACAAGAACAGATACTAGATTCGAAGAGCTTGCAGGTGGTTAATTAGCTTAATTAAATATAGCGCGGATTTAAATTTAAATTTAAATCCGCGTTTTTTTATATACTGAAGTCATCACTTAAGATTTAGCGAAAAAATAATAAATAATACGTTTATAGATATAAATAATAATATGCCTGTTAATCAAAATATACAAAACTTTTACAGAGTTGCTGCAACTAAAGACTTCTCTAGAGACTTCCTTTTTAGAGTGCTCGATTTTAAATTAGACGGTATGCCAGCTCTATCTGAGGATCAGCTTGTATACGCTAAGACAGCTAAATTACCCGGACGTAATATTACTAATATTGCCGTACCGTTTATGGGATTAAATCTTAATGCTGCAGGTACAGTATCATACCCAGGTTCTGAAGCATATAGTATTACCTTCTTTTTAGATCAAAACAGTGAACTACGTAATTTCTTTGAAGATGCTTCGCGACAATTATTTAACGATACAACATCTACTGGTGCTTATGGCACTCCTGATGATAATTCTTATATTATCTTAGGTCAAGTTGATAAACAGTTAAATGTTATATCTGAATATAAACTAGTTGGTGTTCAGTTAAAGGCAATTAATGATATAGATTATAATATGTCAGGTGGAACAGGTGCTACTGTAGATGTTCAAGTTACATTATCCTTCCACTTCTACGAAAAAACTTTATAAAAGTAGTTAATCTCTTAAATATTTAGGTGGCTAATTCACCTACTAAAACAAGACTCAGTTTACACAGGAATTGGAAGAATGACCTTCCTCTAAAATCCTTATGGACTATAGATTTTGCAACTCGTGATGGTGGGGATACTGCAACACTCGGAAGCCGCATAAACACCGTCTTTAACCAATATGAAAGACGTGAAGCAAGAGATTGGAAAATAGAAGAAAGTCTTATAAAGGACCAAACAGATAGCTCTGGAGAGAATGGCTACTTACTAGCTCAAGCGATTGGATTTCCTACCGAGAGTTATAATATATCAACTGAAGATCTTCAAAATAGTGGAGGGTATTTAATGGGATATGTATCAGGTAATAGAGCATCTTATGGTTCAGGAAATAAGCTTGATATAACGTTTTTAGAGACTAACATTGATATTATTGATTATTTTATTAAGCCTTGGATTATAGCTAGTTCACATAAAGGTTTAATAGAAGATGGCGAAACGAATACAGATATTAAATGCAACATAACTGTGACCCTTTATACAAGAGACAAAAATGCAAGTAGTTCCTCTGCAGGTATGTTTGATTACGCAAACTCTAAACTTGAACCTAGAAAGAAAATAGTGTTCTTTAATGTAGTTCCTTTTAATGTAGCAGGAGATGCGGTAAGTTATGGAGATATGAGTTTTTCGGAATTAACTAAGGTAGTATCATTTGCTTTCTCACACTATAATACTGTAGAGCTAAATAATTAAAATGAGTTTATTTAGTATTAAGGTAAAACTACCTAGTGGTATAACAATTCGAGTACCAGAATTAAATAATAAGATTTACTTAGTACTCGTAAAGTATTGTGAAAATGAAGATTATGAAGGATTTAATAATGTTATAAACGAATATTTAAATATTCCTAATAATCTAGATATATTAGATAGATTTTATCTTCTTGTATATTATAGAATGGTTTTTGTAGATGAAAGTATACACCTTCAAGTCGATGGTAAGTCGTTAGATTTAAATTTAAATATTATCTTAGATAAGATAAATAACATTTATGAGGATTATGTAGAAGTGATAAACATTAATGATATATCATTAACCGTAGGACTACCTACCACTTTATACTTTACGAGTATTGATGACATATACAATAATATTATTAAGTCTATTAATTATAAGAATACATTTACAGATTTTACAATCTTAAGTAATAAAGAAAAAGAATTTGTAATGTCATATTTACCTTCAAAAGTTTTTTACAGCTTAAAGCAATATATATCTAAGCTTTCAAACCTGTTAACGGACTTTATCTTAATAGATGAAGTT